CGCAGAAAGATAAAATCACGCGTAACCGACCTCGCGATCAGCGAACCCGACGCGGAGGATGTCTTAATGCTCGCCGATGAAGTCAGGAGATTTTCAAAGCCCGTTACCTCAACGGCTCAAAAATATCTTGACGAATACAATCAGCCCGTCAGGCGAATAAGCACAGGCTTTGAACTGCTCGACAGAAAGCTCGGCGGAGGTTTTATCTGCGGTTCCGTCGCGACGATCGGAGCGCGGCCGTCAACAGGCAAAACAACCTTTGCAATCAATATAGCGACTCGCGACCCGGGCAAAAAGGTTTTATTCGTCAGCCTTGAAATGTCGGCGCGAATGATTTACGACAGGATAATTTCAGATAAGGCAAACGTCAATTATGATGACAGCATTGCCCACTTGATTAAATTCGATACGGTAAAAGCCGTTTTGGACGATTACAAAAATTTAACCATTGTCGATGATGTCACGAACGTTGAAAATATCGCGGAGCTGATTCATTCGCTTAAGCCCGATTTAACCGTTATCGACTTTGTTCAGATTGTCACGACCTCAAAAGCTAAGTTTGACAACAACCGCCAGCGCATTGATTATATTTCGCGGACGCTCAAAACCGCCGCCAAGCAGACAGGCGCTCAGATAATAATTCTGTCGCAAATCACAAGGGCAGGCAAGGACAAGCCCACAATGAGCGATTTAAAGGAATCGGGCGGATTGGAGCAGGACAGCGATTATATAATTTTGCTGTACCGTGAGTACGTCAACGACAAAAGCAATCCCGGGCTTGACTCAAAAGAAACCATCGTGACGCTCGACAAAAACAAATTTGGAAGCTGCGGAGAGTTCGATATGGACTTTAACGGGCAAAAGCAGCGGTTTACCGAAGCAACGGACGCGGTCGTCAGACCGTCAAACGAGGCAGAGTATGACGAAACAGACGACTTACCGTTTTGAATTATGCAGAAGGTGCAAGCGCAAATTCCACCCGTTTAGCATTAAACTCTGCCCGAGGTTTAATAAATACATCTGCTTCTGGTGCTGTAAAAAATGCCCGTATGTAAAAAACCGGGACGGAATGTGGATTTGTGAGGGAAAGGAGAAAACAAATGCCTGAATATAAATTTGACGAGGGATGTATGAATCCAGTTTACAATCCGTTTGATAAGCCGAAATGCAAAGATAATCACGCTCATATCAAAGCGTTGATTCTTGTGCAGGCGGATGTAGTTTCTTCAGTGCTTACCGACAGAGAAAAGCTTATTGTCAATCTTTGCGTATGCAAAAATCTGCGTAAAAAAGTTGTGGCAAATATGCTTGATGTAAACCCGTCAACCATAACGCGTGTACTCGACAAAGCATTGTTGAAATTAAGAAAAATACTCAGCTTTTGCGACAAGGCAATTACATACTACGAGAGGGGAATAACAGAATGATTTTAGCATTAATCATAGGAATGTTCGTCGGCGCGTTCATCGGCGCCGGGATAATGGCGATTCTAAGGGTTGCCGGAGAGGAGGATGATTGCGAATGAGAGAGATTTTATTCAGAGGTAAGCGACTTGACAACGGCGAGTGGGTGTATGGTAACTTAAACTATGGTACTATAGAAATCAAATCTATAAAAGACAGCTATTATATATCAGATTTTGACGTCACTCCCTTGGATAAAAAATTCTATTTCGTTATCCCCAAAACCGTTGGACAATACACAGGCTTGACCGACAAGAACGGCAAGAAGATTTTTGAGGGGGATATATTGCAGGTAAAACAACACGGAAAAACGGGAGTGAGGACTTGTGCTATTTATTTTGGGGAGTATATAGATGCTGATAATGTTTTAGAGGGCTATCATTGTATTGGGTTTTACTTAAAAGTGGATGACGAATGTTGCTCGATTGGGGCGTTATTGGATAGTGATTTTGAATTTGAAATCATCGGCAACATCCACGACAATCCCGAGCTGTTGGAGGTGGAAGAATGAGCCTGATTATCAAGGGTATGAGCTTGCCAAAGCACTCAGCGGTTAACGGAGAAAAGGACACCGCGTATAGGTGTGTCGTTCTCGCCCATCCCGACAATACTGTTGAATTGGTTATAGATACGGAGTTCGCAAGCGTATATGATAACGGTCACAACATTCAGCGTTATTCCCTCACTGAAATCCCCACACCTCACGGCAGACTGATTGATTGCGAAAGTGATTTTTTCCCGACTGCATTTAGGCACAATTTAACTGATTATGCAAAAGGGTGGAATACCTGCTTGAGAAGTGTGCTCTTATCACCAACAATCATCGAAGCGGAGGTGAGCGAGTAATGGCAACTGAAAAATTAAAACCTTGCCCGTTTTGTGGAGGAAACGGATTTGCTTTTCGAGAAAAGCACGGCTTGTTATGGAATAGAGCTTGCACATGGACAGTGAGCTGTTGTGACTGTGTAGCAGAAATGAGATTTTTCCCAACACAAGAGTTAGCAATAGAATACTGGAACAGGAGGGTTAATAATGGCAAGTTGTAAAGAGTGCTTATACGGTGATGTTTGCTTTACTGTTTTAGACAATATGCAATGTCAACACTTTAAAGACCGCTCCCGATTTGTGGAAGTGTCCTGCAAAGTCGGTGACAGAGTTTATTACATTGCGAACGTTAACGGCAAGGACAAAATAAACAGCGCGGTTGTGCAGAAGGTTACAATTCATTTTGAAAATAAGGTTGGTTATGATTGCGGAATAGGCGAAATAGGCTTTTCAAATCATTCAATCGGCAAGCGAGTTTTTTTAACCAAAGAGCAAGCCGAACAAGCACTTGCAAAGCAAAATCGACCTGATAATACTCCACAATAGCCTAAATTTAGCCCCTAACAGCGTTTTAACACGTTGGTAATGAAATTATATACCTACGGAGAAAAATGCGATACAGGGCGAATTTAAGGGAAATAAAGATATTTTGAGAAAGGAGATAAAAGTGAAAATCAAAGATGTGATAAAAGAAAATCTTGATTTTGAGTACAAAGTCAATCTTGCGGAAACATTAATGGTAACGGCGTCAATTTTGGTATGGAGTGCGCAACATTTGTTGCTTACCGAAAATTCTGTTATAAAACTCAACGGCGAAACCATTGGCGAAGAAACAAAAGAAAATGTAACCATATTAGATATACAAAAGGTACTCATTGGCAACGATTTTTTGCGCAGCTCTATATTAGCTGCTCAAATGTGCGGTTTTATGAATTGGTTTCTTGAAATTGACGTTGACAGTATAGACGAAGAAGATTATGACGGGTGGAGCGACTCAAACTATATTACCGACAAATATAACGAATACGCAAAATTAAAAAACGAAGGCAAACTTTAATTGTAATTCAATTCCGCTCAGTTGAACAATAAAAATCCATTCATTCAATTTTTAACCGTGCAATAACCTCGGAGCGGCGAGGTCAGAAACGAGGTGATTATATGAAGTAATCACAAACACCCCCTTGCCGAGCTGCACTACAATTTAATGACAGCTTTTTACTTCTTTTCACAAACACACAATTTGCGGCTTGGCGAGGGGGATTCTATTACAAAAACAAATACCCCGATGTTTTCTATTAACGGAGATAATTAAATGACACTTAAGGAAGTTAAAATCATAGACAAGGAGATTCACAGGCTTCAATCGCGGCTTGGCGTTCTCGAGAGCGAGGTTTGTTCAACCACGCCGAAGCTCAGCGAAGCTCCGTCCGGCTCAGGCTCGGGCGATAAAATCGGGCGAGCGGTTGCGGAAATTGCAGACCTTAACACCGAGATTCAGGCTTTGCGCTTTAGGCGTGATTCGGCGGTTAATAAGCTCAATTTGCAGAAATATGAGGATAACTGTCTTTATATGCGGTTAAAACGCGGTATGAGCTGGGCGCAAATTGCGGTTAAGGTCAGCTCAACGCCCGACAGCATAAAAAAGATGTGTTACCGATATATTTGGTAAGTTGTCCCGTTGTCCCTTTTAAGGCGTTATAATATAAAATAGAGATAACGCAAAATAGTAGTCTTTTCACATCCTTCTTTGATGTATTCATACAAAAAGCAGAACCGTCTAAATATGGGCGGTTTTGTTTTTAATTTTTTTAATTTTAGGAAGGTGGCAATAGTGCTCAACAAAAAGCAGAAAAAGTGCGCTGAGCTTATGTGTTTAGGCACTTTGTCGCAGGTAGAAATAGCAAGGGTGCTTAAAATTACAGAGCAAACAATTTGTAACTGGAAAAAAGACGATGAATTTTTGCAGGAAATAAGCAAAAACGCACAGCAAAAAATAATTCGAATAGTTCCGAAAGCGATTAACAAATTAAATGCCCTGCTTGATTCAGAAAATGAATCTATACAGCTAAATGCGATTAAAGATATTCTTGACCGCGCAGGACTTAAAGCACAGAGCGATGTAAAAATTAACGCGAATATAACATCCGAAAAGCTCGCAGACGTTGTTAAACAAATTGGCGGTGAAGGGCTTGCCGAGTAAATTCCCATTATCACAAAAATACATTGATTTTATAAACTCAACAAACGCAACAGCCGAATTTCTCGAAGGTACAACAGCTTCGGGAAAAACAACGGTGGGCGCGGGCGTTAAGTTTATGATAATGGTATCAGCGAGTGCAAAGAAGCTTCACGTCATTGCCGCAAAAACAACGGGCAAAGCCGAAGAGACTATTATTCAGCAGGATAACGGGATCCTCGATCTGCACAAAAATGCAAAATATTACGGAAACGGTGACAAGGACTATAAACTTCCACACATTAAATTTGAGAATAAAATAATTTATATCCTCGGTTACGATAACCGCGACAAATGGCAAATGGTTCTCGGCGCTCAGTTCGGGTGCGTATTTATTGATGAAATAAACACAGCGGATATTGAGTTTGTGCGTGAGATGTCAACCAGAAATGATTATCTTATGGCGACGCTCAATCCCGATGACCCAAATCTTCCGGTGTACAAGGAGTTTGTAAACCGGAGCAGGCCATATGAAAAATACAAAAATGATATTCCAAAGTCAATACAAGCAGAGCTTAAGGAAAAACCCGTGCCCGGTTGGCGGTACTGGTTTTTTTCTTTTGAGGATAACCTGAGCTTAACCGCCGAGGATATTGAGAAGAAGAAAGCCGCTGCGCCAAAAGGTACAAAGCTTTACAAAAATAAAATTAAAGGCGAGCGCGGCAAAGCCGCAGGCTTGGTATTTCCGAATTTTGACAGCAAAAAGCACGTTAAAACCGAACAATGGGCGCTTCAATTCCTGACGAACGACAGAAGAGCAGAGCGGTTTATTCAGTTTACAAGCGGACTTGACACCGCGTACTCACAGAAATCACCCGATACATTTGTATTGACGTTCTCGGGGATAACCTCCGGCGGCAAGCATATTCAGCTTGAAGAACGCGTTTATAACAACACAGAACGCGCAAAGAAGGGCTTAGATCCTATCGCGCCGAGCGACCTTGCGCCGTTGTATACGAAATTCCTTGATGAATGTTCGGACAAATGGGGATTGTCGCGCTACGGGTATGTAGACAGCGCGGATCAGGCAACGCTTACGGAGCTTTATAAATACAAACGGCAAAAGGGCGTTATATACACTTTTACTCCGGCGTGGAAACAGTTAAAAATAATTGACCGAATCAAGCTTGTAACGGGCTGGATTCAGTCGGGACATTGGTACATTCTGAACAACTGCGCCGATACAATAAGCGAATTTGAAAATTATTCCTGGGATGAAAAGCAAGACAACACGCCCGAGGACAGAAACGACCATTGTATTAACTCCAATCAATACGGCTGGATTCCGTACAAGGGCAAGATAGGAGGCGGCGGAGATAATAATCGAAGCAATCAGAAAGAAAATGCGCAAGTTTCTTGAAATTGAGCCGGCAGACGTCCGCACGGTTAAAATCAAGGAGCTATATTCCTTTGAGGGCAACTGCGCTAAAAACAGAATTTGGTACAGAGGCAAGCCAAATCAGCTTGTTGATTTTTACAGAGAAACAAGGGCAGACTCAACGCTGTTTTGGGCGGCGCCGATGACTAAAGGGCTTGAAATCCGCAAGCTTCATACGGGCGTACCGGGGCTTGTTATTGACGTTATCACTCAAATCGTGATGAACGATTTTAACGGAATTGAATTCTCGGAAAGCAACGAACACAAAGAAACTTGGGAAAGCGTCGCTAAAGACAATGAATTTGAGGAGCTGCTAAAATCCGCGATTAAAGAAACCGCGATAGTCGGTGACGGTGCGTGGAAAATTTCCTTTGATAAAGAAATTTCCAAAACAGCTATTTTGGAGTTTTATCCTGCCGAGCGCGTGGAGTTTGTTTATAAACGCGGCAGGCTCAGAGAGGTAAAATTCAGAACCGAATACAAGCACAGGAACAAATCCTATTGGTTTATCGAAAGTTACGGCTACGGCTATGTTAACTACAGTTTGGAGAACGACGAGGGAAAAGAGTTAGAGCTTGACTTTTTACCCGATACCGAGTGGGCTAAGGGCTTAAACGTAACATTTGACGACAGCGTGATATGGGCTGTTCCAATGAAGTTTGAAAACTCAGAACAATTCAAAGGGCGCGGCAAAAGTCTTATTGACAGCAAGGACAGCGCAGGAGACGCGCTCGATGAGAGTTTCAGTCAGTGGATGGACGCAACAAGAGCGGCAAGACCTAAGCAGTATATTCCGCAGAGGCTTGTGCCGTTTGACAGCAATACCTTAATGCCTCAAAAGCCTAACCCGTTTGACAACCGTTTTATAGCAATCGGCGACGATATGGGCGAGGGCTCGGCGGCAAAAATAACCGTTGATTCTCCCGAAATCAGGCACGAAGCGTATTTATCGGCGTACATAACCGCGCTTGACCTTTATTTGCAGGGAATAATCTCCCCCAGCACGCTTGGTATTGACGTAAAAAAACTTGATAACGCCGAGGCACAGCGTGAGAAAGAAAAAACCACCCTTTACACCCGACAGAATTTTGTCGAGATGGTGCAGAAGGTTTTACCCAAACTTGTCTATGCGGTTATCAACGCAATCAGCCTTATGAATAAAAACGGCGTTGTAACTCAGGCGGCAATCGGCGAGGTTAAAGCAAAATTCGGCGAGTACGCAAACCCGAGCTTTGAAAGTATGGTTGAAACAATCGGCAAGGCGCGTACAAGCGGAACGATGTCCATTGAAGCAGGAGTCGATGAAATGTACGGCGACAGCAAGAGCGAGGAATGGAAGGAAAAGGAAGTCAGCAGGATTAAGCAGGAAAACGGTATTGCCGAAATTGAAGAAACCTATGAAATTGACGACTACACGCCCGTTGAGGACTTTAACTGATGGCTGATTATGATATTATCGGCGCTCTGAAAAGCATTGAAAACAATCTGCTCGACAGTATGATTCGCAATTTCAAGCGCCACAGAGCCGAGGAAACCGCCGAAGGATATAATTGGACGGCTTGGCAAGTTGAACAGCTCAATGCCCTGCGTGAGTATTCGGAGCGCAACCGTCTTAAATATCCGGGGCAGTTTGACGAAATAAATCAAAAGCTTGATGAATTAATTGAAATGACAGCTCAGGAAGGCGAGACGGCTGTCGAGTATCAAATTTTGTCAGCTTTACGGCAGGGCGCGACATACGCGAAAACCGCCGCAAATACGGTGCAGGGCGCTTTTTTTAAGTTAAACGATAGAAAGCTTGACGCATTAATAAAATCGACACACGCCGATTTTGAAAAAGCAGAATATGCGGTTTTACGCCGAGCCGACGATATTTACCGCCGGACAATCTTCAATGCTCAGGTTTACGCTAACACAGGCGCAGGCTCATACGCGCAGGCGGTTGATATGGCAGTTAGAGATTTTATGCGAGCCGGGCTTAATTGCGTTGAATACAAAAACGGCGCGCGTCATACTCTTTCAGACTATGCGGAAATGGCTATCCGAACCGCAAACAAACGCGCAAACCTTATGGGCGAAGGCAACAAGCGAGCCGAGTGGGGAATAACAACGGTTGTTATAAATCACCGTTACGGCGCTTGTAAGCTATGCGCGCCGTATGTTGGCAAGGTTTTTATAGACGATGTTTACAGCGGCGGTAAAAAGACGGACGGCAATTATCCGCTTTTATCTACTGCGATTGACAACGGCTTATTTCATCCGAATTGCAAAGACGGCTTGTCAACGTGGTTTGAGGGCATTTCTCGCGTTAAAGCGGTTACGCCCGAGGAAGAAGCCGAAATGAACAGGCGTGAAAAGCTCGAACAGCAGAAGAATTATTATAACAATCAGGCTGAGAAAAACAGCAGAATATCAGAATACAGCCTTGATGAAAATAATAAAAAACTATATGGCAAGCGTGCGGAGCAATTCCGTATAAAAGCCGAACAAGTAATTTTATAAGGAGGTGATATTGTGGCAGAGGTAAAAGCAATTAAAGATTTTTTTGATAGGCAGAACGATATGAAACTCAGAAAAAAAGGAGAAGTTTTCAAAGCCGAGACTGACAGGGCAAAAGCTCTTGAAGCAAGCGGATTCGTAAAGTCTGTAGAAAAGAAGAAGGCAAAAGAAACAGAAGAAAATAAAGCATAAGCGTTTTGCGTTCGTGATATGCTCCCTTTATGGAAGACAGTGAAATAAAAAATCACTGTTAACTATGAAGGGAGCATTGTTATGTCCAGAAAAGGTAAAATTAAACCTGAAATAAAAATACAGATTGCAGAAGAGTGTTTAGAAGGAAGAATAAGCAAAAGTGAAGCAGCAAAACAAATAGGAGTAGATTCTGAAAGTGTTCAACGTTGGATATCAATCTATCGAACAGAAGGCAGTTATGGCTTGTTCGAACAAAAACAAGACCGTGTTTACAGTGAAGAAACAAAATCAAAAGCTGTAACCGATTATCTTTCTGGGGTCGGCAGTCTAAGAGAAATATGTGAAAAATACAAAATTCGTTCAGATACTCAACTCAGATACTGGATAAAGGTGTATAATAGCGGTAGAGACTTCAAATGTAAGATGAGTGGAGGCAGCCGCATGAAGAACACCAGAAAGACAACACAGGAAGAACGAATCGAAATAGCCAAGGATTGTATCGCCAATGGACACAACTATGGAGAGACAGCTTTAAAGTATCAAGTCAGCTATCAACAAGTATATACTTGGGTGAAAAAGTTTAGCGAACTTGGAGAAGCGGGACTTGAAGATCGTAGAGGAAAGCGTACAGCTCAACAGCAACCCCGCACTGAGGAAGAAGAACTGAAGATTAAGGTAGCTCAACTTGAACACGAGCTGTATATGACCAGAATGGAGCGTGACCTGTTAAAAAAATTAGAGGAAGTAGAGAGGAGAGATGCCTATCGCAAGTAAGACAGGAAAATTTCTACGTTGCGATTAAGGAATCAGGTTATCCGATTGAATCTGCTTGCTCTGTTTTGAATGTATCTCGTTCCGCTTACTATGAATGGAATAGCGGAAAGAAATCACAAAGGCAGCAAGAAAACGAATTAATAGCTGAAAAGCTTGAAGAAATGCATATGGAAAGTCCCGACAAAGGTTATCGTAGACTTCGTGATGACTTGGAAGTATATCACAATATCCCTGTCAACGACAAACGGGTTCTGCGTATATGCCGCAAAAAAAGAATAAAATCCACAATTAAGTACAAAAACAATGGTTGTACTCGACAGGCAAGTAATCCTCAGTACATAGCTGAGAATCTGTTAAACCGTGAGTTCCATGCTGACAAGCCCAACGAAAAGTGGCTTACAGATGTAACTGAATTCAAATGGTATGAAGGTGTTGAAGTTCACAAAGTTTATCTTATCAAGTAGAATTAGATTGGAGATAGGAGTTATATGATAGGCAGTTGGCTAATTCGGGTCTAAAATAGCCGAAATTATTCTAAAGCAGGTGAAAGGGCTGACGTCGTTGAACGACGTTTGCCCAATCACAGCAGCCGGCAACGCCGACTGCAATGCGGTTTTTGAATCTTTAGAGTAAAACGCTTTTTTTAGAAAAAACGCTTTTTTGAAACGCTGTAATTCAAAGATTTCCGATGTTAATGCGGTTTGTACAGACGTTTTGAAAAACGCTTTGAAAAAGGAGGAAATAACATGGCTGATAATAATACTGACGACGAAACAAAATACAAAAATACGGTATGGTTGAAACAATCCACTATTGATGCAGTTAGGATAATGTATAAGAAAGATGATTGCCGAACAAAAAGTGAGTTTATTGAACGAGCCATTATGTTTTATATCGGATTTATTTCGTCAAATTATAATCCGACTTATCTCCCGACGATAATCACTTCAACTATCAAGTCAATTGTAAGAGATAGTAATAAACAACTTGAAAGAGTAGTGTTCAAGCTCGCTGTTGAACTCGCTATGACTATGAATATTGTAGCTTCAGATCGAAATTTGAGCGAAAGCTTTTTGCGTGAGTTACGAAAGAATTGCAGAGAAGAAGTGAAAGAAGTACATGGGGATTTTACTTTCAACGACGCGTATGATTGGCAGAATAATAGATAAAAACTATGGCGAAACTGATAACCAAGTTCAAGTATTTAAAACCGAATCGAAAGAAAAGCGTCGGTAATTATGCTCGATATATAGCAACTCGTGAAGGAGTTGAAAAGATAGATGATTCAAAAAAATATGCTCCCGCAACGAAGAAACAACAGGAACTTATTGAAAAATTAGTCACAGATTTTCCCGATTCAAAAGATTTTTTTGAGTACAAGGATTATCTTGTTTCAAAGAATATCGAGTCGGCATCTGAATTTATTTCTCGCGTGATGGAAGATTATTCCTA